CCACCTGAAGCCGTTATCACAGTGGGTTGGGCATGTAACGGTGAGCAAGTAGACAATGGCAAGACGTACACAGCCTCGGTCTATTCCACTTGCACACTACCACCGGCTGACCCTGCCAGCTTCATCCCTTACGCCAACCTGACACAGCAAGAAGTGTTGAATTGGATATGGGCCAATGGCGTGGACAAAGACAGCGCCGAAGCTGCGGTGCAAAGCAATATCGACCTTCAGATTAACCCTGTAATCATTCAACCACCCCTCCCATGGAGTCAAAATGCAGCTTGAAGTCACTCTTGAAGAAGCCGTTGCCATCGTCAATTTGCTCGGCTCACTTCCCACATCCCAAGGTGCGCATCCACTTTGGTTGAAACTCAAGGCCCAAGTCGAACCCGAGGTGCAAAAAAATGGAAATGGAAGTCAAACAAGCGCAACTTGAGGGCGACCTGAAGGCTCATGAGCGCGAGTGCGCCATGCGTTACCAAGGCATTGAAAAAGCCTTTGCCGCAAGCGAGAAGCGCATACAGCGGATTGAGTACCTTGTGTATGCCACGATCATCGCTGTCCTCTTCGGCCCAGGCGCGGCTGCAACTTTTTTCAAGAAACTCATCGGACTCTGAAATGACACCTGGAGATTGTCCTTGGCTGGATTCCACAAACTCAGATTGACAGCGCACAAGCCTGTGTGCAGGGCCAACTGGAATCACTTGCCAACCCTCCCGTTTCCCCGCAAAACACACCGCTTCCTTGGGACCAATCATGATTAAATTAGAATTCAGCATCGACGAAGTCAATCAGATTATGGCTGCATTGGGCAACATGCCGTATGTCCAAGTAGCTGCACTGGTTGATAAGATCAAATCTCAGGCGGTTCCGCAGTTGCCTGCTCCCAAAGAAGATGTTTGATCTCCTCTCAGGCGGTTTACTTGGCTCCATATTCGGAGGGCTATTTAGGCTTGCACCGGAAGTGCTGAAATTCCTAGATAAAGGGAATGAACGCGCTCACGAGTTGAATATGTTCCGCTTACAAACGGATCTGGAAAAACTCAGGGGAGAGTTTCGCGTTGAAGAGAAATACGTTGACTACAGCATCACCCAATTAGACGCAATCAAAGAGGCTTTCCGTGAGCAATCAGAAACTGCAAAATCCGCCGGATGGTTCGTATCTGCAATCTCGGCACTTGTTCGTCCGGGGATTACATGGTGCTTGTTCGGTATGTATGCAGCCGTTAAAGCTTGTGCTATCTATATGGCGTTCTTATCGGATGCACCGTGGTACGAAGTTTTAAAAGCCAATTGGAATGAAGACGATTTTAGTTTGTTTATGATGGTGGTGAGTTTCTACTTCGTTGGTAGGCCCTTGGAAAAATATAGAACAGTATAAAAGTGTGAATGAAGAGGCAAAAGCGCTAGCTAGAGATGTATTAATAAAGCCCTTTGAAGGGCTAGCTAAACGTCTGCCTGACGGAACCGTAACCTCTTATCCCGATCCAGGAACCAAAGGACATCCTTGGACCATAGGCTATGGGTCTACTGGCCCAGACATCCAGCCGGGTACTATTTGGACAATGAAGCAATGTGAGGATGCCTTAGACCATCACATTGAATACTTTTATGCAGGTGTTTGCAAACTTAGTCCGACGTTTCCAAGTGCCTCCCCGAGACGCATTGCTGCAACAGTAAGCTGGGCGTACAATTGCGGACTAGGAAACTACAGGATTTCCACGTTTAAACGACGTATTGACGCGGGAGATTGGGATGGCGCAGCTACCGAATGCGTTAAATGGAACAAAGCCGCAGGTCGCATCCTCCCCGGACTTACCCGCCGCCGTGCGGCTGAAGCTGCATTGATGAGGTGAATCGTGCCGCTCAAAAAAATTCTTTTTAAGCCCGGAGTAAACAAAGAAAATACTCGTTATACTAACGAGAACGGTTGGTATGTTTCCGACAAAGTTAGATTTCGTCAAGGAACACCGGAAAAGATCGGTGGTTGGGCTAGAATTTCTGCTTATACCTTTTTGGGTATATGCCGGTCATTATGGAATTGGGTAACGCTTGGTTTTGAGAATATCATGGCTTTGGGAACTAATCTTAAAGTCTATATTGAACAAGGCGGTGCATATAACGACATTACGCCCATACGGCAGAGAAATTACACCACTACGCTATCTAACCCTTTTGATACAATTAATGCTTCTAATGCAGTCACAGTTAACGACACCGCGCACGGTGCACAGGCTGGGGATTTAGTTTATTTCTCCGGTGCGTCAGCCGTTGGGGGTATACCTGCGGCAGAGCTAAATACCAGACATGTCATCACATCCGTAACAAATGCAAACGCTTATGTAATCACAGTCACAACCGCAGCGACATCAACAGTGTCCGGTGGTGGCGGTGCATCAGTTGCTACCGAGTACTACATTAATACTTTTCTTCTCGGTTCTAATCCTTTTGCTACCACCAGCGGTTCTTCAACAGTTGTTGTCACCGCAAACACGCACGGAGCCATCAACGGGGATTTTGTAACTTTTAGCGGCGCTACTGCTGTAGCAGGTCTAACCTTAAACGGTGAATTTCAACTTACTTATCTCACATCAAATACGTACTCCATCACCGCCTCGGGTAATGCAAGCAGTACAACTACGGGTGGCGGCTCGGCAGTCTTGGCTTCCTATCAAATTAACATCGGCCCTGCTATCCAAGGCCCGTTTACGGGTTGGGGTGGCGGCTCATGGGGTAGCGGTTTTTGGGGGGTTGGGGGTGCTTCCCTTGAAGCGCTGCGCTTGTGGTCTATGCAAAACTTTGGTGAGGATCTTGTATTTGGGCCTCGTGGCGGTGGTTTATATTATTGGGATGTAACTTCTGGTTTTGCTGCCCGTGGTGTTAATGTTGTGACATTAGCTGGTGCATCAGGAGTACCGACTAAACAAAATGTAATTGTAGTTTCTGACATATATCGCTTTGTATTATGTATGGGTGTTAATGACGTAGGCTCTAATACGCTTAATCCTTTGCTTATTCGTTGGTCAGATCAAGAGTCTGTAGTTGACTGGACACCATCCCCGACAAATCAAGCGGGTTCTATACCTTTATCTCACGGCTCTGAGATTATTACAGCGCAACAAACACGCCAAGAAATTTTGGTGTGGACAGATACTTCGCTTTATTCTCTTCAATATACTGGACCACCTGACGTATGGACTGCTCAACTTTTGGGCGATAACACTTCAATTGTGGGGCCAAATGCCGCTGCTATTGCTTCAGGTATTTCTTACTGGATGGGTGTAGATAAGTTTTACCGTTATAGCGGGCGCATTGAAACGCTACGCTGTGATTTAAGGCGGCATGTATTTGGTAACATTAATCTTACTCAAAACCAACAAGTTTTTGCTGGAACTAACGAAGGGTTTAATGAAATTTGGTGGTTTTATTGCACCGCAAATTCTACAGCAATTGATGCGTATGTTGTCTATAACTACGCTGAAGATATTTGGTATTACGGTACGCTTGGGCGCACAGCTTGGAGTGATTCGGGGTTACGTAATTATCCACAAGCAGCTACATATAATTACAATATAGTTAATCAAGAGTTTGGGGTTGATGATAATACTACGGGAACTCCAGTGCCTATAGAGGCTTATATTGAGTCTGCCGAGTTTGATATTGAAGATGGAGAAAACTTTGGGTTTGTATGGCGCATGGTGCCGGATTTAACATTTCAGGGGTCAACTGCCGCCACACCACAAGTTACGATGACTATGTACGGTATGAACGGATCGGGTTCAGGATTTAATACGGAGGCAGCTAAAGCAGTTGCCAGAACGTCAACAGCGGTTATTGAACAGTTTACCAATATAATTTACACCCGCATTCGTGGTCGGCAGATGATTATTGAAATATCTTCTGATGGTTTGGGTACAACTTGGCAACTTGGTGCACCGCGAATTGATATTAGACCCGACGGTAAAAGATGAGTCTTATACAACACCCTGCTTCACCCAATTTACCCCTTGCGCCGGTACAGTATGACTTGCGCTATCAAGAACAGTTTAATAACGTCTTACGTCTTTATTTTAATCGGTTAAATAATAATTTGCTTGCCCTTTTTGGCTCTTATGGTGGGCAATATGTTCAATTACCTCTAGGTTCTTTTTACGACACAACCGATCAAACCGCTGCTTCAACAACAACTGCATACCCTATAACTTTAAATTCTACGGCTATATCAAGTGGGGTGGGAGTTCAAAGCAGTTCTCAAATCTATGTAACTTATCCCGGTTACTACAATATACAGTTTAGTATTCAATTATCCAATGATACTAATGCCCCACAAGATATTGACATATGGTTTAGAAAAAACGGCACAGACATTGCCAATTCCAATAGCCGATTCGGTTTAGCAGCTCAAAAGAGTCCGGGTGACCCATACCATACCGTTGCTGCGCTTAACTTTATTGTTGATATGGCAGCTAACGACTACCTGCAACTGTACTGGTGCACAACAAACACAAGTGCTAGAATTGAAAGCTACACAGCCCCTTCTTCTCCAACCCGACCTGCAATACCATCGGTCATATTGACTGCCACTCTTGTGTCTGGGATTGAATAATTGTGACTACTTCTGCTAAAACGCTAACTCCTGAACAGCAAGCTGCACTGCAAAAGTTTCAATCGTTTCAGCAGCAACAGGCGCTGGATCAATATTTGTCTGGAAGAGCCACGCAATACGGTACAACTCCTAAAGGTGCAAAGGCTGATACGGGTTGGACTGCGGGTGAAACGCTTGCTAATCCGTTTGCGGGGTTGACTGATTTTGGTAAGAAAACAGTACAGGTATCCCAAGGGGGCGGGGAAGAAGCCCCAACAGAAGAAGAGCAGGCTAAAACCGCTAGTGACTTGTTTCGTGAGAAGTTTGGGGAACAATTAGGCCATAAGTCCACATTTACTAAAGCCTACAAGAAAGACAATAAAGGTAACCCTGTTGAAGTTAACATGGATGAATTAACTCCGGGGGAACTTAATTCTGGAAACGTTGTTATATACATGGGCGGTAAAACGGGCGGTACTGAGCGCGAGCGCATGGCGCAAGCCTACATCCCCAAGGGCGATAAACTTATTCCTGTAGGTGACCCATCCTATTACAAAGGTGAACATCCTGATGCCCAAAATGTAGCCAATGCATTAAAAATTGCTTCTATTGCTTCTCTTCCTTTTGGCGGCGTTGGCGGTTTATTAGGAAATGTATCGGGGCAACTGGGAAGTTTTTTAGGTGGTAGTGCATTAGCAAACGTTGGAGCTAATGCTCTTGTATCCGGTGCATTACAAGGTGGTATAGGGACTTTAACAGGGCAAAGTTTTGGTAAAGGGTTTAGGTCAGGTGCAGGTGCTAGTCTTGTTGGGTCAGGCGTTGATGCGCTAGGAAACATGACGGGATTAAATCAGTCCCTGGGTCAGTTTGCAGCCCCCGTTAAATCTCTAGCTACTTCCGGTGTAACATCGCTATTAACAGGTCGTCCGTTTGATTTAGGGCAGGCAGCTAAAGGTGCTGCTATTAATTATGGGTTAAATCAAGTTGGGCAAAACATGGGGGTTGACCCTAAACAACAAGCTGCCTTAATGAAATTTTTAAATTTTGCTGCGCCGATGATTGCAACACGGCGCAAGCCGGGAGGTTAAAATGAATGATCCATTTGGAGTTCCTGAAGGTTCAAATCTTTCTGGTGGGATAGATTATCCCGTTACAGACCTTTCCGCTGTAAATCTTTCTAATATTGATTATG